CTCCTGAGAGTCCTTTTTAATGTTTCGGTTAGAAACTGTTCTAATAAGTCTTTTAAGGCTTACTGGAATGCAACGTTGGACAATGTAATTGCATCAACGTAATCTGCCGCGTTACCCAATGAACTTGCTGTGTTAGTAAGTTCTTTGTAACCATATCTTGTCATAAATGACACTACTGGTTCAAATGTGCTTGGGTCCATTACTGGGCCTGTGCTCATTAATGGGATATAAGGACAATAGAATGCTGGAGCATCAGTTTCGCTTGATCCTTTGTAACCAACTAGTACTTTAGTACCGTCAGCCGCATAGTTATCTACGAATACTTTGATTGTTCCGTTTAAAGTTCCAACAAACTTAGTGTTTGTAGGTGCTTCAAATGAACCTTCTGTTGTTCTTGCGAATGTTGAAGTTGACGCACTTTGTAGGATTGTCAATGCTTCAGGTGATACAACGATATAGTTACCAGCACCACGTCTTGTTCTAGCCGCGATTCTGTTAGCCGCTCTGTTGATCTCAATAGCCAATATAGCATGTCTGTCACCAACGTATGTAGGTGTTCCAGTTACTGTATTTGCTGTAAAGTCAAGTGTTGTACCTGCGCCAGCAAGAGTTCTTAGTGAACCGATAATTTCTTGGTCGATTTCAACTACGATTTCTTGTGCTAATGCCTGCATAATTTCTGCTTCAACGTCAACGCCGTGCATAGATTCTGCATCTTGAGCCGCCTCAAAAGTCCATCTTGCTGATAACCTTCTGGTTTTCGCTTCAACAGTTTCTTTTAAGATTTGAATGCTCATTTTTCTACCTGGGTTACCCTCAGCCGCCGCTGTAGCGTCTGGAGATCCAGCATATGTAGAAGCAAGTTTGAAAGGACTTAAAGCCTCATCACCTGCTGTTGCTCCACCACCAGTTTCAGAATATCTGACTCTTAGTGTATGGATTTGCCCTACTGGGCCAGTCATTGGTTGTACACCAACTAGTTCGTTTGCGATTACGGAAGGCATAACCCTTCTAATCAAAGGTAACATAACCTTGTTTAATGTTGCTACTGAACCAGCACCTGTGGCACCTGCTGTTGCGGCCTCTGACAAATGTCTCTTTGTATTTTCGAGGACGACATCTAAAGAAGATTTTCTGTTTCCAGATAAGCCTTCAAGCAAAGCATCTTTAGTTGCTGACCAGTTGCTTTCAAATAAGTTCGCCATTTTTTAACTCCTAATTTATTTTGAAAGTCCGGCTAGTTTACGGATCATATCTATTTCTACTACATCATCCGCACTCTTGTCATCGGCTTCTGTAATAACAGTCGCCTTATCGCCAGTATGTTCACTGACAACGGATTCTGACAATGTCTTCTTTGCTCTTGGTGTTTCACCATCTAAAACTGAAGGCAAGTACTTGTTAAAGGACTCTTCCAGTTTCTCAGTTTTAACACTTTCAAGTAAGTCTGACATAATTTCTTTCTTCTCTTTACCTAATGGTGCCATAAGTTCATTTAATGTTTCTTTACGATTCATTTGATCTTGTGCAATCCTTAATTTAGACTCTACAAGTTTAGTTGCTTCGTCTTTCTCAGCAATTTCTTGCTTAGATTCATTAAGTTTTGTTTCCATTTCAGTAATTTGTTTTTGTATTTTCTTGATTTCTTTTGCTTCATTCAAGTGGCTCATGCCAAATTCATTTGCAAATGCTTCAAAAATTCTGCGACCGAAGTCATTTTCACGAGCTTTAGTAATATCATCACGGAAAGATTTAACTTCATTAACAATTACACCATTAACAACGTTTTCAACTTTGTCTGCGGCTTTCTTAATAAAGTCTTTCTTGGCTTCTGCTAATTGCTTCTTGCCTTCTCTTACCATTTTAACTTTTTGTTCTACTAAAGATTTTTTATCTTCGTGGAACTCAGATAGTTCAGTTGCTAATTGCTCTGCTACAAAATTATCTAATTTTGCTACATGCTCACTAGTTCTATCTCTATCTGCTCTAAGTTCTTTAACTTCCTTTGCAACCATTTCAGTTACAAATTTATCAAGTACTTTAGAGTGCTCACTAATTGCTTTGTGATACTTTACTCGATCACTTGCTAGGGCAGTTTTTTCTTCTGCAATAGCGGAAATTTCTGCTTCAACTTTTTCAGAAATAAAGTTGTCAACTGCTTCTACGATTTGACTTTTGTCATGATCGTATCGCTGTGCAAACTCTTCTCTAAGTTCCGCAGTAAGTTCTTCTCTTGCTTCAGAAATTTTACCTTCCCAGGCTTCTTGAAGAGCAGACTTAACATCTTCTGTTAATTCCGCGTTCTCAAGTAGTTCTGTAAAATTCACTGTCATAGTAGTCTCCTACTTATATTTTTAATTCGTTGATGAAACCAGTGATTGCTTTCATCAAGTGTTTCTCTGCACTTTTATCATGTGTTAATGCAGAAGCAGTCTCAAACATTTGAGCGCCGCCTCGCATATTAAATAAACTCTCATATATAGTTTTTGGATAGGCATCAGGTGCACTTGGTTGTGCCACAATGTCCACTGTTACAATATCAAAGTCGCTGACCTGTCCACTTCCGCCGACATTTCCGCTACCTCTACTGCTTACACCAAGATTTGCTCCTGCAGTTAATAATGCTCTTGCTATATTACCCATCGGTGTATCTATAATTTTAAGTTTTCCAAGACCGTTTGCATCTTCACAATACATGTCAGTAATTATATGACTAACACGGTCTAAATTTATTTGTAGTTCTTCAGGGTGATCTAACTCACCCATCACAGTCTCGCCTTTTGACAAACGAGCCTTTACACTATCAACAGCCTTTTGTATCTCATCCTTGGGATATACTCTACCATTTTGGTTTTTTACATCTCCTTGAATGAATAAACCAGCCATAAATAAGTCTTTACCATCTTTGGATTCCATTACCTGGACTCCAGATTGCTCAGGACTTAAATATTCGTATAGTTTATTGGCCATTGTTTACTCCTATCAGTAAAAAGACTTACGCCTTTTTAGGTTCAACGTTAATGTTGTCTGATGGTGTGTGATCTTTAGCAGATTCGCCTTTTACGCCATCGCTACCGTCATTTATAACTGGTGCTTTAACGTCGTTACCAACTTTAGTAGGTGCTGGCATTTTCATACCATCTTTAGAATCTTCGTCTCCGCCTTTTGGATCTGCAACTTTATCTGAAAGTTTAGTTGCTTCTTCAACAACTTCTTCAGAATCAGCAATTTCTTCGTCTAGATCATATTCAACTGATTCTAGATCAAGTTCGTCGCCCATTTCCATTTCGTCTGCATCCATTTCTGCTTCTTCGCCGTCTTCCATGTCGCCTTCTTCATCTGCTAACAATTTTTCGAATTCTGCTTTTAATTCTTCAAGTTCGTCCTCAAGATCGTCGACTTTATCTTCTAAGTCGCCTTCTTCTTTTGGCTCGTCTTCTTCTTCGTCTGCTTCAAAAGTATCTGCTTCGATTTCTTCTTCATCAGCTCTAATTTCATCTTCTAAAGATGCAGTTTGATCGATTTCTTCTTCTACTGCTTCTTCTTCAGTTTCAGCAGTTTCTTCTACTGCTTCTTCTTCTGATTCTTCTGATTCCTCAACTGCTTCTTCTTCTGACTCAGTTGCTTCTTCAACTTCTTCTGCATCTGCTGATGAATCTTCATCTAAAATGTTTTCATATTCAGCTCTTGCTTTTGCAACAACATACTCATGAAGCATTTCTTCTGCTTTTTCATTCTCTTCAGCAAGGAGAAGTTCAAGAATTTCTTCTAATTTATTTCTTGATTCTGACATTGTGGTCTCCATTTGAAAATTATTTTACAGGTCACAGATATAGTCATCCGTGATACTGCTTGTTTAGTACTTAGTGGTATGTTGTGTTTTTATGTTAAAAACGGTGTGAATCTGATCATTTTGATCAAAATTGGTGTATTTTACTAATATATTTATTTAATCCTTAAAAAGGATAAACTAGTATAAAACTTTAAATACCTGCCTGTGTAGGGTTAGCATACATTACTTTTTGGAACTTTGCATGTTCCAAATCTTCTGCACGTTTAATTTCTTTTGCTTTTCTTAATTTACCTAATGCTTCTAATGTAAGTTTAGGAGACCTGGAATCCTCTTCGTTTCTTTTAACGAATTCGTCAAATTCAGGATTGTAAAATTCTACTAGTCTCATTATATCTCCGTAGTACCAGGTGGAACTTCTGCTCCAGTTCCAGGTACATCAGTATTTATGCCTAAGTCACCTTCTGGAGCATCTTCTAATCCAGGAACTGCCGCAGGGTCTAACTCAGTATCTAAATTTACCGCCGCATCTGAATCAGGTCTTACTCCGATATTTCTTAAATCCATATTCTTAGAATCATCAACAAATTTTCTATAGTCGTTCTCTTTACGCCATAATGCTTCATTATCTTTCATTTCATCTTCTGATAAACCGAGATATTTCTTCATTTTAAATTGATTTGCTAAGTGTGGACTAGCGGCCAATGTGTTATATAAATTCGCTCTTTCTGTATCTAATTGTAAATCTCTATAAGAACTAAAGTTCATTGGTTTATTAAACGTAATAAAGAACTCTGAGGAATCTATCTCAATACCTCTGTGTTTTAAAAACATTTTAAACTCTGTATCCATATCTTCTTGTATTTGCTTTTGCAGTCTTTCAACATATCTAGCAAATCTATATTCTTGAATATATGCAATACCAACTTTACCGTCATTATAAACACTACTTCCGTCTTCTGGTCCAGTTGGTAAGTAAGAACTTGGAACTCTTAGTCCTCTTAATAGTTTATTATTAAAGTATCTTAAATCGTCTATTTGTCCTAGGTTTTCACCGCCTGGTAAAGTATCAACTTTAGAACCTCTACCGTCTGCCGTTTGTGCAAAGAAGTAGTCTTCTAACATACTCATAGGGTTATAGGCCGAATCTGCAACACTAGTGCCGTCTGACTTCTTATTAGGCACACGTTTTTGTTGTACTTCATATTTAACTTGTTCTAAATACTGTCTTGCTTTGTGAGGTGGCATATTACCAACATCAATCATAAACACACGTCTTTCAGGTGCTCTATGTACCCTATATATAATAATAGAGTCTTCTAATAATTCTTTTTGTTTAAATACTTTAAATATAGGCTCTAGAATACTAATTCCAAAAGGCCAACTATGGTCCATGCCCTCTGTTAAACTTACATGTACAACATGTTCTGCATCTACAGGAACACCTTGATCAACACCATCTATTGCTCCAGTCATATAATTACCTGCTTGACTGTTTACAGAGCTCATTGCCGCATTTAATCCTTGTCCGCCTCCATAAGGTCTACTATGTAGAGCCGCTGGATTAGTTGCTATAAGTTCTTCAAAGTTAGGTGCTAGTTGTTTAACAAAATATGTTTCAATCTTTTTACCATCAGATTCGTTTACTACAACTTTCTCTATGTTTGCAGGATCTGTCCAGTATAATTTAAATGTTTCAGGGTCTCTAATAAAGAATTGATCACCGTATTTTATAGTACTACGGAATATTCTAAATGCTCTTTTATGTAATTCGTTGAGTCTACACCATTGAGTTAATGTTTTACTTAATATCTTTTGTTCTGTATCAGTTGGATCAGTTGTATAGTTTAATTCAAATGGTAATCCACCATAATCATCTTCCTGTGTACCAAATTCTGCAATAGTATCAAGAGCGGCATTTATTTCTAAATCGTTATCCATTTGATCGTACTGGATATATCGCATAAGTCTATTAGGACTTCCTGCATATACTTCAGGTAGCCAACTGGCATATCTGCTGGTTGCGGCACCGACACCACGTTCAGAATTGTTGCTTTGAACATTAAGTGGTAGTCCACTATTATCAACAGATGTAAAGTATTTTTTCCAACTCATTTATTAATTTCCTTAATAGTATATTACACTATTTATCAGGAGTTGTCAACTATTTTGTGGGATATTGAATTAGACGACAGTCTTAGTCTTAAGACCAGCAGTAATTATTTCTGTTATTTGTCTATTAAGCCTTTTATTTTCTGCTAAGATAAGAGTCAATGCTTTAGTTTCTGGAGATTCTTTGTCTAGTTTATTGATTTCAGATACACTTAATTGACCACTACCACTACCATTAGGATTGGTCATTTGATCTAAGTATCGTACATTTAAAGTACTTGTTGTTGGACCTGCTAAATTAGGTGATGTAATATTCGAAACCCTTTGTGGGTTCTTGGTTTTTTCTTTTTCGTCCCTATTTCTTCCTATTGAACCACCAATTAAATTACCAATTCCAGCACCTATAGACGCACCAATGACCGTACCTACTACAGGAATTACTGAGCCTATAATAC